GATGTTTTGGATTTGAACTGTTTCACATTGTGGTGCATTGTTTTCTGTCGCTGGATTTGTTGGTGGTTCTTGTTTTATTGGTTTAGGTTCAGGTAATCCAAGTCTTGCTCGCAATATTTTGATTGCTTTGGGTTTAGAGTTTTCTGCTTCCCACTCTAGTTGTTCTTTCCATGATGAATATTCTGTTCTGTTGATTGTGAAACGCCAAGCACTAATTTTTATTTCTGGGTCATCTTTCAAACTATCTGTCACTTTGTCACCAGCATCTAAAGGTTCGGCATCTTTATCAATGATGCGTTCAAGGGCTTTCAAATCCCCCTCGTTGAATCCTGTTCCTTCAAAGTTGTCTTTGAATGTTTCAAGAATGGTTGCGAGCATAGGTTCGTTGTAGTGCGCTAAATCATTCAACCGATTATCTGCAAGCATTATTCGTCTTGCTTCCTCTGAATCAACATCAACATACACAACAGAGATTGTTTTCCAACCTAAACGCTTTGCTGCCTTGTAGGTGTGGTTTCCTGCAAGTATTTGATTGTTTGACTTGTTCACAACTATTGGTTTGAACTGCCCATGATAGGCAAGAGATTCAGCGATTGCTTTAATGTCGCCTCGTCTGGGGTTTTGTGGATAGGGAACTAAATCGTTGATACGAACTTGAACACTTTGCCCAACTTTAATTTTCGCTTCCAACTATTGTCTCTCTCTTAATTCTTCTGGCTTCAATTTTTTCAGGTTTATATCCACCAGTTGTTCTACCTGTTTTGTTTGGTTTGCGTGGATTTTTTTTCCAACTCTTACCATTAGGTCTATCTGTGTTACGACCAGAACTTGACTTCTTAGCCACTACCCAATTCTTTCCATGTCACCATTTGCTCTGTCGTAAACACGCATTGTGTATGAACCTAGACCGAAAAAGTTTTGAACTTCTTTGTAAACCAAATGTGGGTCTAAATCGCCACAAGTATATAAATCGAACTGCAACATACCGGGTTTTTCTTCATCCCAAACATGCCAAGCAATATGTGAAGTTTCAATCAGAACACAACAAGTCATGCCACGATTACCGACAGATTCAACATAGATTGCTTGAGGTTCAATAAGTTTCTTCATGCCTATCTTTTCAACCAATGAACTCATCCATTGTTTAGCCAAATCAGGATTAAGGGGTGGAACATAAACTTCGCCCATAATTATTTGATGTAAATGTTTAATCATTGTATTTTCTTCACCTTTGGTCGTCTTCCAACTCTTCTAACAATATTTCCATCAGAATCATATTGTGGTTCTCTTACAGCGTTACCTCTCAAAATTTTGTAAACATTCTGTTCAGTCACACCCATTGTTTCTGCTATCTCACGATAAGTAACATTGTTTTTGCGTAAACGAAGAATAGTTGATTTTCTTCTTTTACCTAGTTCTTTGATTTGTCTTTGATGTTCTTGAATCATCACGGTCATCATTTGAACTTCTTCTAAATCTTTGTTTTCTCTATCAGTCACACTCATCTCCCATCTTGATATTGTTGTCATTTCTTCTTAGTTTCCCTAATAAAATCATCCATAGTGAACTCTTCATTGCTTTTCTGTAACTGGTGAACCATTGTCATCGCTACAAGTGTTGCCTTTTCTCTTTTCTCCTTATATGTGCCAAGAAAAATAAAAAATGGTGCAAGAATGAAACTTATTGCAAACATTGCTACAAAACTTAAAACAATGATTTGTGAAGCAACTAGCCAAAAATTTTCTATCACCCTATAACCTCCCTGAAATTGATAAGTAAAGAATCTTTCCCTCGCTCTGGTGCGAAGAATTTAATGCTTCGTAAATATTCTGGTGAATCGTCTGTAATGACCCCAGCATCAACCAGCCCATCAATTGCTGCTTTGACGGCAGGATTACAAGATGCCACATCTTGAAGACGACCTCCCTTTTGAAAAACTCGAACATCTACTTCAATAGCGTTTAAGTGTGAAATCTTTGCTTGTTTCGCTAACAAACAAAACGCTAAACGCCATTCTTTTGTTAATTCAGCACGAACCCATCGGTTCTTGGAACGCTCATAATTCGTAGTCCAAGGTCGCTTTTGGTATTCAAGTGAATACATTGAAATATCCTACACCAACTAGGGTTGTGTTTTGTACTCGGGTTTAGGAAAAGCGTGTCTTTCTTTAGTGAAATCTTTATTTAATTTCCAAACATTTTCATACTTATCAACAACTGGAATATCTGCTGGTTCATCAGATTGTTTAACAAGTAAACCTAACTCGTATGATTGTTGCCTATTTGATTCAATCCATCCATGGCATCCTGTTGTTCCCGAACCACACAACAAGAGCAAGTTTGTTGGGTCGTTGATTTCTTTCTTTTTTGTTCCACCCATACCCCTAGGTTTACGATGGTGGATTGAGATTCCAAAACTGAAATCGGTTGTTCCACAATTTTCACATTCGAAGAATGCTCGTTGAAAGATTTTGGTTCTGGTTTGCCCAGTTGCGCCTGTTTTATTCGACATATTGCTTTGAATTGTAGTCCTAAATCTATGTAATAATTCATGCAACTCTCGCAATGAATATCATTGAAACCAACAAATTGTAGATTACAAAGAGTTCTACCATCAACCACTATATGTAGTTTTCCAAAAATTTCTTGCCACAACATTTTGAACTCCCTAAAAACTTTTTTATGTTAGGGAAATTATTATATTAGAAACTGGCGAAGCAGGGAATTGCCTCGCCAATCTCAACCGGAACTGGATGTTAGGCGTACATACAAATATTAACAGATACTATAAAAAAATCAACTACCGGGGTTAGTCTTGCATGTCTATATGTTGTGTGATATTTTTTATTTTCCTAGTGACAGAGTGACAAAGTGACAGAGTGACAGAGGCTCTAAAAAAACTCTGGTCGTACTGACAGAATACGATAAACCTGCGTTTGAGGCAGTTAAATCTTCTTGCAGGTTAAAGCAAGCGTAACAGACAAACAATAAACGATAAACTGTGAGATTTCATCGGTGACATTAAAACGAACTTCCTAATGTTGTATCACAAAACTGGTTTAATCAAAAGGCGAAGTTTGGTCGAAAGACCCCAACTGAAAGTCCTGATTCCCATACTGGGCGAGACTTGAGAGGTGGTATGAACAATGCCAACCTCTGTCCTTTCAAGCCCTCCTGAACGAAAGTTTAGATTAGGTTTATTTGTTTTGTTCTGATAGTTTTGTTAATTCGGATAAAGGTAAATATCTCGTTTCATAAAAATCTGATTCTTCTGCTAATGCCCATCCTATGTCATAATCTATCCAACCTAAAATTTCTACTTGTCTAAATTCTGGTTCTATTGCTTTTGTTGCAAAAAGAATTAAGCCTTTGTTTAATTGTTTTTTTCTTATAGCAACAGCGTTTTTCGTTCGAACTCTTCTAACTTCTATGTTTGTTCCAACATCGGGTCTATGTTTTTCTTTATCGTGTTCTGTGCCAGCCCATGCTGTCCCAGCCCAATATCGATTTGTTGCTTTAGCAACTGCTAATTCGCAAACAGCAGCAGCGACTTGCGCTGTTCTATTGTCCTCCATTCTTGTCTCATCGTAATGTTTAGCGTTTTGTTTATTCCAATTTGCTGTGAATCTACGAACTCCTACTATTGTCGCCCACTCATATTCCCACGAGTCCAAAGTTATTAACATCAGATTTGAAGTTGACCTTTTATTTCCTCAACTTTAGAAACAACCTCTTCCCCACTTAATGCCCCATCAAAGTTAGGTAAAACTTGTGAAACATTAGGTGGCATGGGTGTGGCTGAACTGATAGATGTTGATTGTTTTTTCCAAGAATTTTGTAACACCTTTAATTGTGTTGGACTGAAAGCGTTACGAGCAACAGCAGATTTAATATCGTTAGCGATATCATCTAAAACTTTCATAGTTGTTGCATCATTGATTCTTTGACCGAAAGAAACGAACTCATCATTGTTTTGTGAAGTGTGAACCTCTTGAGCAGAAGCAATACCACGCTTAGTGTCTGCTGCAAGAACTGCAACTATGGCTCTTCCCCACGCTGCCGTTTCTGCGTTCATAGCCTCGCTACCTCGAGTGAAACTTGTCGCCCCCGGAACTAATTCCCACGCAATACCAACCCCCGGTCTTTCATCATCAGGTGTTCTATAAGCGCATGCTGTGTAAAGTACATAAGATTTTCCATCAATCTCAAAAACTTTTAATGGCTCATCTAGGTTTGCTGGTTGTAAACATCCTGTTGGATATTTTTCTCTAAATATTGATATGCGTTCTGCAACATCAACATAATCTTTCAATGAATCTTGGTAACTCATTTATTTCTCCCTTAATCTGTTGTTATCTTTAATGATAATTTACCGTCACGGACTGACACGCCTTGAACTATTTCACCTGTGTCTGCCCAAACAACTTTCTCACCATCTACCACTACATGTTTTTTGAACTCGACTAAATCTATTTCTTCTTTAGTTTTAATTATTTCTGTTTTATTGTTCGCTTTAGCCCAACCCAAAATTGTTTCTTTATCTTCAATTATTGGTGCATCGTTTCCTTGACGAGTGGAGATAACACCATTAGGTAAAGAAATAGTTTTTCTATCTTTTTTACGCTCTTCAATAGCGTATGCGATTAAGTGTTGCTCAAAAAACTCTTGTTTCTGTTTCAATCC